TTTGATGATCCTTTGACGCCAAACTACTTGGTTGCAACGACATACGTTGGTACAGTAACGGTTACGACATCATAGGAGTCCGTGATGGACAAGAAAGAAGTTAAAGCTATCGCGGACACGGAAGTTCGTGCCCACGAGAAAAAAATGCACCCCGGTGCTAAAAAGATGAAAGCCGGTGGCCCAACCACGGATGACCGTATGAAGTACGGCAAAAACTTGTCTCGCGCTATGAATCAGCGTAGTGGCTCACGGGGGCGGTGATGGCTAATTACAGCATGAAACGTGGTGGCAAAGAAGTGGGGCCTGCCTCAACTTACGCCCAGCCACACGATATGTCAAGCAAAACCGGTGTTGATCTGAGCAACAGCGGCTATGGTAAAAAAGCTCGTTCGATGAGCCTAGATGATTTGTGCGTCAGCGTTGGCAACGTCTCTAGCAGCGAATGCCCGCCACCCAAGACCTCTGGTATTCAGATGCGGGGAACTGGTTGCGCTACTAAAGGTAAAATGTCTCGGGGCCCGATGGCATGAACTACGCCGATCTGGTCACGAACATATCTGACATCACGGAAAATACTTTTCTGACAAGAGATGTGAATATGTTCATCCAGCAGGCTGAGCAGAAGATCTATAACACGGTCCAACTGCCCAACCTGCGTAAAAACGTGGTCGGCGTATTAACTGCATCAAATAAATATCTATCATGCCCCGGAGATTTTTTGTCCGTCTTTTCGTTGGCGGTTTTTCCTACGGGCGGTAGTTATACGTACTTGTTGAATAAAGACGTAAACTTTATTCGGGAGGCGTACCCAAATCCAACGGATACCGGACTTCCGGCGCATTACGCTATTTTTGGGCCGCAAACCGCGTCTCCAACAACACTATCGCTCATTTTTGGACCAACTCCCGACGCGGCATATAACGCAGAACTGCACTACTATTACTACCCGGAATCAATTGTTACCGCTGGAAACACTTGGCTTGGCAACAACTTTGACTCTGCACTGCTTAACGGCGCGTTGGTTGAAGCCCTTCGATTCATGAAAGGTGAGGCAGATCTAATTGCAGTGTATAAAGGTATGTACGACAACGCCTTAATGCTGCTTAAACAGTTGGGCGACGGCAAAGATCGTCAAGATGCGTACCGCAGCGGTCAGGTCCGTGTGGAGATTCTTTGATGTCTATCATCCAGACCCAGACAACAAGTTTTAAGGCGGAGTTGTATCAAGCAATTCACAACCTGCTGACGGATACGCTCAAGATTGCGTTGTACACCGGAAACGCTACTCTCAACGAGAGCACCACTGCCTATTCATCAACAAACGAGGTTGTAGGTGCGGGCTACACGGCTGGGGGCGTGCCTATTACAGGGGTGACGGTTAACTCTTCTGAGTATACGGCGTACGTTAGTTTTAACAACCCTAATTGGACTTCTGCTTCGTTTACAGCTCGCGCGGCGTTGATTTATAATTTCAGCAAGGCTAATCGGTCTATTGCTGTTCTTGATTTTGGGGCCGATAAAACGGTCTCTGGTAATACGTTTACTGTTACGCTCCCAACAAATAGTGCAACAGACGCACTAATTCGATCATCTAACTAGGATTTATTATGGAAAATACATTTGCTTCTGGTCGTTTTCACGTTCTTTGTTATGACAAGAATGGTGACCTTAAATGGGAAGAAAAAAACAACAACTTAGTTGTTAATACGGGTATTCAATATATGGCTGGCGTGGCTTTAACTGGCACAACGCAAATTCTTAACGCAGGTTGGTATATCGGCCTTGTAACGGGTCCGGGGTCGGGTACTACATTTGCTGCTGGCGATACAATGTCAAGCCATGCTGGCTGGACTGAGTTTACGGGCTACAGTCAATCGACCCGCGTTTCTCCTTCTTTCACTGCGGCTACTCTAGCAAACCCGTCAGTGGTGACTAATGCGTCAGTCGCAGTGTTTTCAATTAACGCTAGTGGCACGGTTGCTGGTGCGTTTCTGACAAGTGGTAGCGCAAAATCGGGCACGACCGGCACGTTGTTTTCCGCGTCTGATTTTACTGGCGGTGACCGTTCGGTTGTTAGCAGTGATACTTTGAACGTGACTTACACGTTTAGCTTAACCGCAACCTAATCGGGGGTGGGGTGTGGAAATAATTACCCCTACCTATACCTTCTTGTACGACAAAGTAAGGTTCGCGGTGTATCACGCAAACACGGGGGAGGGCCTTCCCCGTCATCAGCACACATTTGCTCATCTAACAATGTGCGTTGCTGGAAAAGCAGCAATTCGTAAAGAAAATCTTTACAAAGAAATGGACAAGGACACCACGCCAGTAATACTAAAAGAGATTGAATGGCATGAGGTCGAGGCGCTAGTTGATGGGACTGTGTTCATCAATGTATTTCCGTCTAGCGAGGAAGAATAATGACTTGCGTTCTTCTTGATGATCAAGGCAATTATGTCAATACTATTGTTACGGATTCTTTAAGTTGGTATGACCCGACTTGGACTCTTATACCTGTTCCCGAAGGGTATAGTTGGAATGGAAAAGAAGTTGTGCCTAACGGCGCGTTACTTAATGAAGTAACTCCCGAAGTAATCTAATGCCTACCGTAACGATTGCCATTACGTCGACTGGAAATGGACGTTGGCGAGTCCCGGTTGATGCTGGTTCGGGAACTATAACTGTTGAGTGTATAGGTGCAGGTGGCATTGGTGGTGGGGCGTATTCAAAAACAACTTCTATTTCTGTTACCCCACTTCAATTAGTTTATATTAATGTTGGGAGTGGAGGAAGCGGAAGTACGACTCCCGGAGATACTTGGTTTAACACATCATCGGGAGCACCCGCAGCTTCCTCCTCTCCAACAACCGGCTGTTTAGCAAAGGGTGCCCAAGTACTTACCGATACTGGTGGTGCCACTTTTCTTGGTGGACAGTCATCTGCCGGGGCTGGAAATACAAGATATTCGGGCGGTTCTGGCTATGCTGCATGGAATTCTAGTTGCGGGTGTTCAAGCTTATTTTATTCTGCTGGTGGAGCTGCCGGTCCAAATGGAAACGGGGGAAATGGATATTTAGGTGGCACCATAGGTGGAGGTGGTGGCGCAAACGGGGGTTCGGCTGGAACGGCGGGGTCTGGGGGTAATAATCGCCTTGGTGCGGGTGGCGGAGCATCTGGAAGTTCTGGTACAAACGGGACTTCCGGTGGTGGTGGCGGCGGAGCAACTGGTTCTGCCAATCAAGGATACGGATCTACGGATTTAGTTTATACAGATTACGCGGGGAATCAATACGGCCCCGGTGGTGGAAATGGTGGTTTTGTAGGTATTACTGGACTTAACGCTCGTCCGGCTGGCGGTTATGGTTGGGGGGGGCTTTCTAATACTGTCAACTCTGGCAACGGGCTTATAATTGTTACCTATACGCCCGCAGTAACTATTAGCAATTCGTATACAGAAGTATTAAGCGAACTTGGATTTACTGGCGCAACGGGGGTTCCGTATAGAATTCCATATGGCGTTGATTCCATAACAATACACGGTATTGGAAATGGTGGATCTGCAAATACAAGCACAAATCCGTATAAAGGTGGCGGCGGTGGAGCTTATGCTACATCAGCAGTTAATGTAAGCTCTTTAAATAATACCAACGCTTATTATAACAATATTACTGGCGGAAGTTCTGGAGATGTCTGGTTTAATATTGCGGCAAATATAGCGCCAAGTGTCTCCAGTAACGGTATTAGAGCCGCAGGTGCCCAAGCAGATGTTGGTGGACTAACAACTTCTTCTGTTGGCACGACTACTTTTGGTGGGGGTAACGGCGCTAATGGCGCTGGAACCACTGGTGGTATTAGAAAAGTGGGTGGAGCCGGAGGAGCCGCTGGTCCGTCTGGCGCTGGTAAAGCTGGCGGCGCTGCATCTAATACAACTTCGTCTGCATCATCTGGTGGGGGTGGTGGGTCTAACGGAGGATCTTCAACCGTTGGTGCAGCAGCGTCAACCGCTACCACAGCCGGTGCTGGTGGCGCAGGTAATGGCGGATCGGGGGGTGGGTCCGCCGCAACTGCAACAGTAAATGCAGGTGCTGGAACTAACGGCGGTGGTGGTGGCGGCGGTAAAAATACAACCGGCACTTTCATGAACGGTGGCGCTGGTGGTATGCAGTCCATCTGGACCGATTCTGGTACAAGTACAGGTTGGGGTCCGGGCGGAGGCGGTGGCGGTTCTGCTGGTATTACTTCTGCTAACTTTGGAACTCCCGGCGGAGCGCCCGGTGGCGGTGGTAACGGTGCAAGTGCTTATCCGTATTACAACGGCGTAATTGTCCTTACTTACACAATATCTAAGGCAGTACCGTCTGACTCATATAGTGGGGCTATTTCTGAAGCGGCGTCGGGTCTTGATGCAATAGCTGCTGCGGTAGCATTTAACAGATCTGTTTCTGAAGCGGCGTCGGGTCTTGATGCAATAGCTGCTGTGGCAGCATTTAACAGCTCTGTTTCCGAAGCGGGTTCGGGCCTTGATTCAATATCTGCTGGGGCATTATTTAACAGATCTGTTTCTGAAACCGCTTCTGCTTCAGATGCAATAAATTTAGTTGCAATTTTTTCTTCCGCGTTGTCGGAAGCGGCGAGTGCGGTAGATAGCCAAAATTGTTCACTACTTGTTAGTTTAAATGTTTCAGAATCCGCGAGCGGCCTAGATACAACAACAACTATCGCTACATTTGTTACGACAGTTGCGGAATCCGCCGCCGGTTTAGACACCACAAGCAACACTATAACATTAGGTGCGACCGCAGTTGAATCCGCCGCCGGTTTAGACACCACAAACAACACCGCAATATTAAATATAGCCGCAGTTGAATCCGCCGCCGGTTTAGACACCACAAACAACACCGCAATATTAAATATAGCCGCAGTTGAATCTGCCTCCGCACTAGATCAATCAAATGCTTCTTTTGCTTTTGCCGCAATAATTGCAGAACTTGCCGCCGGATTAGATTCTACAAACGCGGGATTTAATTATAATTACGCGGTTTCCGAGGCTGCTAATGCAGTAGACGCAGTAAATACAATTGCTACGTTTGTTACAAATGTGTCCGAAACGGCGTCAGCTTTAGAAATTTCGTTTGAAAATATTGTAATTAACCTTACTATTGTTGAAACGTCTTCTGGAGTTACTTCTCTCTCTGCAACGGCTCTATTTTCTCTTGATATTTCAGAAACATCCGATTCAGTAGATAGCGTTAGTAACTCATTGGCGGCTAATTCAAATATTATTGAATCAAGTAGTGGTGTTGATAATACAAGTACCGTTATTACGTTTATTAGTAACGTAATTGAGACCGCTGCGGGTGCAGATCTTACTGTTCGCGAACTTTTGTTTACTCTTACTATTTCTGAATCATCTTCAGGAAGTAGTTCGTTTGCTGCCTCAGCAGCATACTCCGCAATAATTGACGAACTTAGTTTTGCTTTTGAACAAATTGGTTATTCTGGCACACTTAACTTAGGGATTGTAGAAACAGCGGGTGGTAATGCAAGTGCATTTCCTTCTGGTTCTTATTCAATTTCTGTTATTGAAGCGGCGTCAGGTAGAGCAGCAATTGATGGGGAGTTGCTATGGATACCAATTTCAACAGCACAAAATCCAAATTTTGTTGTCATTGATACGACGCAAACCCCAATCTGGACAGACATCCAAATACCGTAAAGGACTAACATGGCTACTACTAATTTTACTACCCGTCTAGGGCTTGCGCTTCCAACCCAAGGGGACTTGTCCGGTACTTGGGGTAACGAAGTAAATAACTTTATTTCAAACTACGTTGACTCCGCGGTCGCTGGGGCATTGACGGTTAGCGGAGATGTTTCGCTATCTAGGACTACAGCCCCAAACTCTATTGGAAGTACGTCATCGCAGTACTCGACTATTATTGCTTCCGGACATACAAGCAACATTACTGTCACCATCGCTTCTACAGCGGCAAAGCCTTATTTTGTTATTAACTCGTCTGGCACGTATACGGTCAAAATCTGCGGAACCGGTCCAACAACCGGTGTTACGTTACTTGCAAACGAAAAAGCTACTGTCGCTTGGAACGGATCTGATTTTGTAAAGATATCGTCAACGACGGGTACAACAGTAACAACATTTAGTGGGGGCACTACCGGACTCACCCCAAGCACTGCAACGGGGGGAGCAATAACCCTTGCAGGAACTCTAGCTGTAGCTAACGGCGGCACGGGAGTAACAACTTCCACAGGATCTGGCAACGTAGTTCTCTCAACTTCCCCAACTTTTGTCACTCCGGTGCTGGGTACTCCAACTTCTGGTACTCTTACAAATTGTACAAGTATCCCAGTTGCAAATGCCACTGGCACTTTAGCCGTAGCTAACGGCGGCACGGGAGTAACAACTTCTACAGGTTCCGGAAGCAACGTCCTATCGACTAGCCCAACGCTGGTAACTCCACTATTGGGTACTCCAACTTCTGGAAACTTAGCTAACTGTACTGGTCTTCCCTTGACAACCGGCGTAACCGGCAATCTTTCGGTTAATAACCTCAATAACGGTTCTGGCGCGGGTTCTTCTACTTTCTGGAGGGGCGACGGAACTTGGGCTACTGCTAGTGGCGGTGGTGGTGGATCGGTCACTAAAGTTGATGGCACGGGTACAGTTAGCGGCATTACCCTTAGTGGTTCAGTTACTACCTCTGGAAGCTTAACTCTTGGCGGTACAATCTCCGGCACGGGTTCTGGAAGTGTTGTTTTACAAACTAGCCCGTCCCTTATTACTCCTGCTCTTGGCACTCCAGCATCAGGAAACTTAGCTAACTGTACGTTCCCGACGCTAAATCAAAGCACGACTGGTACCGCTGCAAACATTACCGGCAACTTGGCGGTCAGTAATCTTAATAGTGGTATTGGAGCATCTGCAACTACTTTTTGGTCCGGTAATGGTACGTGGGCTACTCCGTCTGGCGGTGGTGGTGGGGTTACGTCTTTTAGCGCAGGGAGCACTGGGTTTACACCTAATACGGCAACAACCGGTGCTATTACTTTGGCTGGATCTTTGGCGGTTGGTAGCGGGGGCACGGGTGCTACAGCTACTACGGGTTCCGGGAATAACGTACTCTCTAACAGCCCAACGCTGGTAACTCCGGTGCTTGGTACTCCAACTTCTGGTACTCTTACAAACTGTACGAGTATTCCTGTCAATCAAGCGACTGGAAACCTTCCGGTAGCCAATTTAAACAGCGGTACTAGCGCATCTTCTTCTACTTTCTGGAGGGGCGACGGAACTTGGGCTGCACCTACTTTTAGTGTTAGCACTACGGGGACTGGATCTACATATGTATTACAAGGTAGCCCAACAATTACTACGCCTACCATCAGCGGAAACGCAACCGTTAACGGCTTAAAGCTTGGGACTTTCCCCAATAATGACGCTACCAATACTGTATTTGGTTCACTTGCTGGAGGAGGTTCCGGTGCTACCGGTACTTATAATGTTACGGTTGGTTATTTAGTGGGGGGTTTACTTTCAACCGGGGTTGGCAATACCGCCGTAGGAGCTGTAGCACTTCAGAGTTGTAGTACTGGGAATAGCAATACTGCCGTAGGAACTACAGCACTTAATGCTTGTAGTACTGGTTCTGAAAACACTGCTGTTGGGTATACCGCACTTAGTGATATCACCACTGGAATTCGTAACACAGGACTTGGTTCTTTTGCTGGTCAAAATATCACTACGGGTGGTAGTAATGTCGCAATTGGATATGCTTCATTAAATAATGGTATTACCGTTAGTGATAATGTCGCGGTAGGGAATACTGCATTATACACTTGTACGAACGATGGTAATACTGGTGTTGGGCACTCCGCAGGAAATTCTATAACAAGCGGTGCTGTTAATACTTGTATTGGTTATAGCTCTGGAGTTAGCCTTACTACTGGGTTAAACAATGTTTGTATTGGATATTCTTCCGGTACAAGTTCAGCTTCTGTATCTAATACTGTTACATTAGGCAACGCAAGTATTGCCACGTTGCGCTGCGCGGTTACCAGTATCACCGCAATCTCTGATGCCCGCGACAAGAAAGACATTGTTGATATCCCAATTGGTTTAAGTTTTATTGAAAAGCTGCGCCCCGTTTCGTTTAAGTGGGCAATGCGTAATCTTTACGAAGATCCGAAATTTACGGGAAAACAAGATATCCCGGAGTTTGGATTTATTGCCCAAGACCTGCAATCGGTACAAGAAGAAACCGGCGTAACAGTTCCTAATTTGGTAATGGACGACAACCCAGACAGAATAGAAGCTGCACCTAGTTCTCTTCTTCCAATCCTCATCAAAGCTGTGCAAGAACTGGCCGCCCGTGTGCAGGAGCTAGAGGCTAAGTAATCTTCCTGTCTTATGTAAATTGTAAGATTTTAAAGGGGTCACCCGCCCGCCGGGGTGCTCCCACCCTACAAACAAATGGAGTTTCTCATGAAAGACCTCATCATCGAAGTTCTTGAAGGCTCGGAGCCGGTCGACGCGTTGCAGGCTTTGATCGCTGCTACCTATGCCGTTGCAGATGCTAACGGTGTTAGCCGCTTCACGCTGACCGAATTGTTCTCGGCTACAGTTGACGCTCACTTCGACGTTGCTGTTATGGCTGAAGAAGAAGCCGAAGAAGCTGAAGAAGACGAACAGACCGATAACTAAGGTCCGGCCCCGGTGCGACCCACCGGGGTTTTTATATGTTATCTTGCGCTGTTTGCCGTGGAGAGTTCCTCCGAGAAGACCTTATTGTCCACGGGCGTAAGGACTATTTTCTTTGTAGCGCGTGCAAGTCAGACGTAAACCGGCTTGACCGGTTCGGGTTGTCACCGTCAGATTATGACTTCCTGTTGAAACTTCAGGGGTATAATTGTGCTATCTGTAACAACCCCCTCAAACTCAGACAGTACAAGTTTGCGGTAGACCACTGCCACGACTCGGATGACGTTCGTGGGATCTTGTGTAAACGGTGTAATACGGCGCTAGGTATTTTTGAGGACGACCCGGACATGATCCTGCGAGCCGCAGAATACTTGAACAACCCGCCAGCCTTGGGTAGAGTCAAGAAACATGACGGGCGCAAAAAGGTGACGTTCCTTAGAAATGAGTACATCAGGAGGCACGGCGGTGGAGCTAGTTGAACTCTTCCTAAAAGCATGGCCGGTGCTGCTTGGTATCGTGACGCTCATCATTGTGCTCTCTAAGCTTGACTTGCGCGTAGCAGTCCTTGAGGAAAAAGTCAAGTCCGCGTTTGAGATCATCAACAAGATGAAGGACAAATAATGAGCGAAAAACTTGAAGCCAAGAGTCAGCTTATCGAGAAGACCGCCTTTGCTGTGCTTCCGATTTTGTTTACCTGCGTGGTCTACCTGATGTCTGCGCTGGACAAACTCACGCACGAGGTCACTGTACTTAACGCCAAAATCTCCCTCGTTGTTACATCAGACAACAAACAGGCTACAAACTCTGGGGCTGAACTTGCGCGGGAAAAGCTGCGGCAAGAGCTTGAGAAAGAGATTCAGCACAACCGCGACATGATCCACGACAATCAGAAGCACATCAGCATCATCGAAGACCGGATGGCGAGGAAATAATGGCTGACTTCAACCCCGCTTTTGAGAAGATGATCCACGACGAAGGTGGATACCAACTAACTGACATTCCGGGCGACCGGGGAGGACAAACGTATGCAGGGATTGCCAGAAAACCAAACCCAGACTGGGCAGGGTGGCAGCACATCGACCGCAAAGATTTTGGGTCGGCTACGCCATTGGTTCGTGAATTTTATAAAGCTAATTTCTGGGATCGTGTCCGAGGTGACGACATTGCGAACCAAGCTATTGCCGAGACAATATTCAATTTCTCCGTCAACACCGGAGTCGGCGTCGCAGCCAAGCTCGCCCAACTCATCGTCGGAGTCACCCCAGACGGTGCAATCGGTGCAAAAACCGTCGAACGGTTGAACATTTGTACGGCTGAGAAGTTCCTGCCAGCCTACGCTCTTGCCAAAATCAGCAGGTACGCTCAAATCTGTAACAAGGACCGAGGGCAATCCAAGTTCTTACTCGGTTGGATCAACCGCACTCTTGCAGGACTCAAGTAATGGATCTGATTGGAATAGGGAGCATCATTGAAGGCGTGGGTAAGGTTGCCGGTGACCTCATTACCACCGATAAAGA